AAATAACAACAACTATTCCAGTAAATCTATTCGCGGCACGTTCAGTGGTTCGTGACTTAGGTGGTATCGATCCAAACGAACTTGGTCGTGTACTAGGAAACGCAGTTGCAACAGCATTCGACACAGCAGTTATGACAGACATGGCGGCTAACTTGACAGCTTCAACAACTGACTCAGTTCCAATGACTGGTAACTCAATCTTTGACGCAGTAGCACAGATTCGTGGTGCAGGCGAAATGGGCCCATTATATGGTGTTCTTTCAGCGGCAGAGGCTTCAAACTTAATGAAAAACTTGTTTGCTAACGGTAACGTTGCAGGCGGTGACTTCCAAACAGAAGCATTAAGAAATGGTTATGTCGGCACATACGGTGGCGTACAAATGTTCCAATCTGCTCTAGTTCCAGCGGCACACTCAGGTTTCATCTTTGGTGCAGACGCGGCAAGATTAGCTATGCAGAAAAACGTAGACATCGAAGTACAGCGTAGAGCGGCAGCAGTCGGCTTTGACGTAGTTGCTTCTATTCACGGTGGTGCAAAAGTTGTAGACGCAACTCGTGGTATTCAGTTAATCAACGTATAATATTAACAGTTAGGAGAGCAAGATGGCATATGCAACAGATGAAGATTTAGTAGCAATAGTTCCGGATATCTTTGAACACGGTGTTGAAAGTTTTACCGATGAACTTAATCGTTCAGAAGATGACGTTCAAAGACGCATTAAAACAGATTGGTGGATGACAAGTCGTGCACCAGAAAACTTTGATGTAACCAAACTCAAAGCGGCGGAGCATAAGCGTACTACAATCTATCATGCGTTAGCTTATTACATCTTGCCTCGACTATCAAACTTTTCTGAGAATGATACTTTTCAAAATCAAATGACTTTCTATCGTGAACGTTATCATGATGAGTTTACGGCTGTATTAGCCGCAGGCATATCATATGACCACGATGGTGATTCAGTTTATGAGAATGGTGAGATTGATTATGTTAAACATGAAAGGCTTTACAGATAATGGCAAGCATTCGTAAAGACATAATCAACGATGTTGTAACACAGCTTAAAACTATTACAACACCACGTATTGGTAAAGTATCAGAAAAGCCAAGCGATTTTACAAGGTTAGCCAGAACAGCGTACCCACTTGTACAAGTGAACGTTTCTAGTGAAAGTAAAGAAGATATAGCGATGGATCAGCGTTTAGCTACTCTTGAACTTGATATCGTTACTCACTTAGATGGTAAAAGTAAAACTGAGAAATCAGAAGAACAACTTTCAGAAATCGTAGAAGCTATCGAAGAAAAGTTAGAAGTAGATAGAACTCGAGGCAGTAAAGCACAACTAACAGAAGTATTAGAAGTTGGTGATATTCAGACATCTGATTATCCAACTGTGAATCAAACAATCAGAGTAGGTATACAATATACCTATTCTAAAGGTAACACTTAAAAGGAGACCAGCAATGGCAAATCAAATCTTTAGTGGTTCAGAAGGTGCTGTCTATGTAGGTTCAACTGCTGTAGCGTCAATCCGTAGTTTCTCATTAGAAGAAACACAGGAAACAATCGATGCAACAACAATGAATACTAGTGGAGTAGCATTTAGAACTAATAAACCAACGTTCAAGTCATGGTCAGGCACAGTAGATGTGTTCTGGACAATCGATGATGCGAACTCAACCGATAACTATACAGGTGACCCGCATGAGACTCATATTGAGCCAGGCGGAACAGCTCCAGGAGCAGCCGCAGGCGCAACTGGTGATGAGAACTTGTTTGGTATACTACAACCTGGTAGCACAGAAGTAGAACTACACTTCTGGCCATCAGGCGATAGTAAAGGTGAACTTGGTTATCAAGGCAAGTGTCTAATCACTTCAAGAAGTATCTCAACATCAGTTGATGGTATGGTTGAAGCATCAATCACTGTAACAGGTACTGATCCGATTAGAACAGAAACTGGGCAGTATACAGGCTTAGCCGCATAATCATGATTAAGGCCAGTTTTACCAAGACAGTGCGTAAGGGATTACTTGAAAAGACAGTTAACTCTATGATTGAAAACATAGAGAAAGACTTTCATAAAAGAGTAGTAGACTTAACACCAGTTGGTAAGACTGGCAATGCCCGTAGCGGTTGGAAAAGAACCGCTACTGGCAGCACAAACGATGTACCATATATTGGTGTGCTGAATAAAGGAAGAGTGAAAGCATCTCATCGTAAAGGTATGCAAGGAAGCGAACAAGCCCCTAAAGGCATGACGGGTCCTGCATTAGAAGAAGTAAAAAAACAGTTTAACAAAGGAACATACTTAAAATGAGCAAAGACATATTAAAGAATGCCAAGAAACACTTTAATGAAGTTGTTATTGGTGATATAAAAGAAATCGATGTACCTGAATGGGATTGCAAAATCTTTTTTCGTGGTGGTACTAACTTTACACAAGAAGCTAAAGTTATAGAACTACAGAACAGTGGTAAATCGGCAGAAGCATTAGTACAAGTCCTTATTAATCGTTCATTAGACAAAGATGGTAAAAGATTATTTTCTGACCATCAAAAGTCTGAACTTATGAATAGTGTTGATCCCGCAACAATATTGAAAATCGTAACGAAGATTAATAGCAATCAGGGTCCAACAATAGAGGACGCTGAGGGAAACTAAAAGCCGATAGGCACCTCTGGAGCCTATTCTATCTTGCACACGAGACCGGCTACAAGATAGAAGAAGTTTTAGAAATGGACTACACCATTGTGACCTATTGGTTAGCATTCTTAAAGGAGAAAGCAGATGGCAACAAAAGAAACAGTAGAACTCAGAGTCAAACTGGACGACAAAGCGTCCCGCCAGTTAAAAGACATAGATAAAGCCCTTAAGGGCCTTAACGGTCGTATGGGCGGATTGACTACAAGTTCTGGAGCGGCAGCCGGAGCCCTAGGCGGACTAAGTGGTAGACTTAGTATGGCCAAAGTAGGACTAGCCGCAGTAGCCGTTGGAGCGGTTGCAGTAACTAAAGCCATCTTAGATAATGCGAGAGCATACGAAAGTGTAACTAATCAGCTTAGACTTGTAACAAAAGACCAAGATGATTACAATGAAACTATCGCAAGATTAACAAAACTATCTAAAGAAAATCTGTCAGACTTTGGAGCGACAGTAGACTTATATACAAAACTAAAAGTAGCAACAGATGAGATGGGCTTTTCTAATGAAAAAGTCGAAGAACTAACAAGTAAGTTCTCTAAAGCACTCGTTGTCGCTGGTGCAGATGCAGGAACAGCCGCAGGTGTTATTAGACAGTTCGGTCAAGCTATGCAATCTGGTTCTGTTAGAGGTGACGAGTTTATCTCTATCACAGAAGGACTAGGTACTGCTCTAGCTATTATGGCAAAAGAAAGTAACATGACTATTGGTCAGTTACGAGAAATGTCACAGAACGGAGAACTAACTGCCGAAGTATTTGCAGATATGTTGCTTAACTCTAAGAACTTAGATGCCGCATTTGGCAAACTTGATCCTACAATGGATCAACTTAATGGTCAGTTAAGTAATAGTATAACAAGATTAAGTTTTGCAGTAGCAGAGTTTCTTGGATTAGATGAAGCCGCAAGAGCATTAGCTATTGGTATAACAAATGTAGCAGATGCAATATCAGATGCCGCAGAAGGTCCAACACCATTAGAAAAGTTAGAAACACAACTTATTGCCGCTAAAGCAGAACTAATAGGTATAGCACCAGAGATTGAAAAAGTATCAACTATCATGGAAAGATTTGATACTGGTGTCATGTCTAATAGTGATACTATCGATAGATTTGTAAACAAAATAGAAGACCAGAACAGAACATTCAAAGTAGCTAACCCATTATATGACGCACAGATAGCCCTTATTAAAGAGTTAGAAGCACAGATTGCCAAACTAACAGAAACACAGACAGAACAAAAAGAAGTTGTAGAAGATGTAGCCGCCGCAGAAGAAAAACATCGTAAAGAACTATTAGCAACAATATTTAACTATTCAGGTATACTTGATCCACTAAAAGAATATAAAAACGAAGAACAAAAGTTACAAGAACAACTTGATAAAACAGTTTATGCAATGCATTTATATAATAGAGCATTTGCATTAGGTATCAATCGTGTAGGTGCAGGTGGTCAAGCTACAAGAGTATACAAAGAAGAAACTGCTTTATTAAGTGCAGAGATTGAACGACTATATCAAGAACTAGAAGAACTTGCAATGGCAGCCGCTATAGCAGAGAACCCTTATATAGGTCTAGTAAACAGACATAAAGAACTAAAAGAAGAAGCCGCAATGCTTATCGGTCAAATGGCTGAAGTTGCATTACAGCTTGGTGAGAATGATGACAAGACAGGTGCTCTTGCTTTTGCTTATGAAAGTCTAAAAGAACAACTTGCAGGTGTCAATGCAGAACTTGGTAAGTTCGGTGACATGACTGTAGGTATGTTAGACTCTCAGATACAAAAGACATTAGAAGCCAAAGAAGCTAATCAGGCACTATTAGAAGAATATATTAAGCAAGGTGCAAGTACATTAGAACTTGCAGAAGCATACAGAATATTAGGATTAGAAATACCAGAAGTTTTACAAAGTTATGAAGACTATGTAAAAGAAATGAAAGAAAATGCTAAAGTAACAGACAACAATATTGCTAATCAAAGACAATATATGCAAGTGTTACAAGCACAAAAAAGAGCAACAGACGATTTAACAGAAGCACAAAAAAAACAACTTGCTACACTTGAAGCATTATTTGAAGAAACAAAAAATGAAGGTTTTAACTTAGCCGAAGCTATAGGAAAAGCAATGTCACAAGCGGTAACTAGTGTATCTGGTAGTTTAGCAGATATGATGTTAGGACTTGGTAATGGCTTCTCAGACTTAGAAGACATTGCCTTAAATGCTATTAGAAATATTATAGCCGCTCTTATTGAAGCACAAATACAAAAGGCTTTATTCGGAGCAGCCGGAGGAGCGGCAGGAGCCGCAGGAGGCTTGTTAGGTGGCTTAGGTGCTTTAGGGGCATCAACACTTATACCAGGACTAGGTCTACTTGCAGGAGCTGGCATGTTAATAGGAGGCTTCTTTGAAAAAGGTGGTAATGTTGCTAGTGGTCGTAAACCAATCGTAGTAGGTGAAAAGGGACCAGAACTATTCTTACCGGGTCGTTCAGGTTCTGTTGTATCTAATCAAGATATGGAAGGCGTAAGTGGTGGAGAAAGTTTAACAGTTAACTTTAACCTAAATGCTATTGATACACAAACTGGAACAGAGTTCTTAGTACAAAATAAACGAGTTATAACAGGCGTTGTCCAAGATGCATTCCGTAGAAGGGCGCAATCAGGGCCATTAGGATAAGGAGCAAACTATGGGATACGATTTAAGACATTATACACAAACATTTAACGATAGCAATAAAGCAAACGGGTCGAGTGACGCAATACTACGTAAGTATCCATTCGTTGTATCAAGGCAAGCACTAGTTAGTTCAATCAAACTAGCAAACTGTTTAGACAGTCAAAGAAATCCAAACGGATACACAGCCGCACAGATGGCAGATAAGATTATCGAAGCGTGGGACAATATTATGTTTTACGATTGGGATAATACATCGAATACACTAAACGGAACAGGATACGGATACGCACAACCTAAAGCATTAGATCCAGGAATAACAAATGGAACAAGTTGGGACGATCCTGGCTTCTGGAGTTCAAGTCAAATGTACTTTATTGCATACAAGGCAACAGGAACACCCGCATCAGGCATCAGAACAGCAGAACAAGTTTTCGCAGATACAACAGTTATCTTATTACCAAGCCAAGGATACACAGTTAATAGTAAAAACTATCAACAACCACCGTTCTTAGGTCTAGACAATAGAGGTTATATTCAGAATGATACAACAGATGCATATACAGCCATACAATCAACTTCACCAGGTGGTGACGAGTTTGGACTAACTTTAACAAGAGACGGAAGCAATAGGGTGACTGGTATAAGCAATCCATCATCAACAACACATGATGATGTGTCTAGTTCAACAACAGGCAACACATTGAACCCACAAATGCTTACAATATATGAGTTCAACACATATCACGATGATTTTAACGTCAATGGTAATGATTTCTCATATAATACAGCATATTCAGGGCATGATGATATATCAACATCAACAAAGTACTTCGATTTACAAACAGCTAAGTTCTCAGTCACAATATCAGGCGGCGTAGTTACAGCAATCACACCAGTAGCAAGAAACGACGGTGATGGCACTAGTTGTGCAGGTGGTTGGAACTATGGTGCAACAAATAACGACTATATGGAGTTATCTTTTCAAACAGGAACATTAGCGTCTCCTAAAATACCACCAAGAGTATTATACAGAACAAATAGTTCAGCAGACAACAGTGTAGGCAACAAAGCAACAGTAGATATCACAGATGCAGATAGTGAGTTTGATCCTGGTTCAGGATTAGTTCAAGGTGATTGCACAACAGCATTCGCATCAGGCGGCTTTGGTAGTATTAACCAAGGCTTTGCAGTAGATCCCTCAGTAGGACTAATATCTACAGAAGATAGCGGATTTGATAGCAGAGTATGGCCTAATGCTACTGTAACTGCGGGCGTTGACCCACATACAGTACGTATTATAAGTGAGAGACCAACATTAAAGAGTGAAACACGTGGACTAAAAACTATTACAGCAGGGACTGGTGCACAAAGATATTCATTTGAGTTTGAATATCCTCCAATGTCAAGCGATGTTGGTGAAACATTTATTAGAGCATTTGAAGAATACAAAGGTGCATCACAATCAGTACACCTATACATTCCTAATGTTGCGATTGATTTCTGGGAAGAATATGTTACAAACAATATTTCTACAACGGATCAATCTAAGATGTGGGCGTATAGACAATATATTCACACAGGTGCAACAGGCGATAGACAGATAGTTGTAGGCGGACATGTGCCAGGTGAAGGCGGTGTAGCTAAAGGAAACTATTTTGTTACAACTAAAAACGATAAGATATATCAAATCATGGGCAACAGTGGTACAGCAGATGAATATGGCAGAATGGCATATTCGGTTGAACCACCGCTAATGGATAGCTATGCAGGTTCGCAGATTTTATCAAACAGTAGAAAACTACACGGTGCAAACCAATCGGGATCGCTTGATGCTACAAGAGGTAAATACTTCTTAGTAAAAGCATTTTTAGTAGATGACGTTTTAGATTACACAGTAGATGCCGCAGGTATCTATCGTATGTCATTTAAGTTTGTAGAGGCAATGTAATGAGCAGAGGCGTAGCAACAGCAACAGCAACAGAACTTGCAACTAAAAGTTTCAATATATGTAATCTTGTAGAGTTTCAAAATATCGGTGGTGGTAACACTTACTTAACTGATGCACCAGTAGATATAAGTTATAGTGGTAACACATATCTTTCTGCACGTGGTGTATTAGGTATAAGTGATATTATGGAAGAAGACGAAATAAAGATTGAAAATGTAGACATATCATTAAGTGGAGTTAGTACAGACAATGTTAAGTTATTCCTTGACTATGATTATATCGACAGGAGGGTACTCATACATCGTACTATCCTGGATGACAACTACGGGATTGTGGGAACGCCTATACTCGTATTTGACGGTCGTTTAGACCAACCAAGACTTACAGAAGATTTTCAAGCCAGAACAGCAATACTAAGTGTTAGTGCAAGTTCACATTGGGCAGACTTTACATCTGGTAATGGTAGACACACTAACGATACAGAACAGCAAACTTTATTCACTGGTGATAACTTCTTTGCTAACGCAACAGAAACACAAAAGGACGTAAAATGGGGCAGAAGCTAATAGACACTTGGGCGGGTCATCT